ATAATTGAACGATGGGAGAAACTAACAGGGCTAAAAGCAAAAAAAATAAACCAGGAGGGATTAAATTGAATTGGATAAAACGAGGGGAAAAGTGAACTCCTACCAACGCCTTGCATTAACACTGATAGAAAAAGACATCATGCGACACGAAAAATACATCAAAAGCCTACAAACAACAAAAAAACAAATACTAAAAGAAGCAGGGGTAAAATGAAACCATGCGGGGACAGTGTAAAAAGACCTGACAAAATCATAAAAATTAAACCAGGGGGAATAAAACATGGAAGACAAAAAACAAACAATAATGTTACCAGTGCAAGCAGACCCGGAAATTGTTGCAAAAGCAAAGGAACACCCGCCAATGACTGAATTATATAACGAAGAACAAAAACAAATAGGACACGATTGCAAGAAAGGCAAGCATAAAAAATGTAACTGGAAGGAGTGTGAGTGTGAATGTCACAAGAAGAAATAGAAAAGGCAGCTGCTGCAATCAAAATAAGCAGAGAAGAACACAACCACGTTCTAATCGACGTGGTAAACGGTGAAGTGTTCAACATATTTGAGTGCAAGGACCGAAGACTAGACCTGACAAAACCATAGAAATAAATACTTCCTGCAAGTAATAGAGATTATGCAAGAAATGCAAGACCTGGCTTTAGTAACAAAACCAAGCAAAGGACGACGAACTGCTGCGGAAACAAAAGAACTAATTGAAAAAGTGGGAAAAGCCAGGTTGCTTGGTGCTACGTTTGCAGTGATTGGCTTTGAATACAAGATTAGCGAGTCGCAAGCAAGCCGACATTTTGATAGTTGGGCTAAACTTCATGGTAGAATATGGAAAGAGGGCAAGTCAAAGATTTTGGTTCGATTGAATGAAACTTATTCTCGTAGGCTGTCAGAGGCAGAGAAGAAGTATTTAAAGTCAAGTAACTCTGGGTTGAATCAAGAAGCTGGCTTTTGGTCCAAGCACATCATTGAGATTAGCGACAAGTGGGCTACGTTCTTGAAGGACTGCGGTTTGTTGGCTCCTGGATCGGATGTAATGGGGTTTAATGAGTTCAAGATAGAGAAAGAAGAGCCAATTGAGCAATTAATGACTGAGTACAGAAACTATTTAGCGGAGGCAATTGTAGGTGCAAGCAAACCAAAGCCGGTTGAGAACGTTAGTGCTGAACGAACCTGATGCTTTAACCAGGGCTTATTTTAAGGACAAAGACGGGCAGCCATTGAATTTGGTTGGCTATCAGTCAGATTTCGTGAGCGCTGTATTGTCTAAGAAGTTTAATCGAATTATTTTCGTTGCAGCAACTCAGTCCGGAAAAAGCGAAGCACTCGCAGACGCTATTGCTCTCACCGCGCTATTAAGCCCGAACGAGAGAATAATTAACATCTCTTACACAGACGACCAGGCAAAGATTATCTTCGAGAGAACCAAGGCCCATTTGGTTGAAGACTCGCCAATAATCAGGCAGTACGTTGACTTGGATCGAAGCGTTGGAAACTCAAAAGAGTTCTCTAAGAAAAGAATGTTTATGAAGAACGGCACGGAGATCCGTGTAATGAGTACAGGCAAGGGAGAAACAGAAATGGTTGGAGAGGGGCTGCTTGGCTTCGAGGGAACAACTATTTTTGTGGATGAAGCCGGTTCTATTGCGGACAAAGTAATGAGAACCAAGATACTGAGAATGCTTGGAGCAACTCGATCTACTGGAGTGCCTAAAATCCTTGTCTTGTCCGGGACACCACACCGAGCAGGTCACTTTGAAGAAGCTTGGAACGACGACAGCTATAAAAAGTTCAGAGTAGACTGGAAAATGGCGGTTGCAGCAGGGCGAATGACTAAAGAATTCGTTGACTCACAAAAAGCCAGGATGACAAAAGTTGAGTTTGAATCCTGGTACGAAGCCAAGTTCCCAAGCATGACCGAGGACAGCATTTTTGACATGAGAGAGATCGAGCGAAACATTGTAGCAGAGGACCCGATTTTTAAAGGAACCAAGATTTTAAGCGTGGACGTTGCAAGGTTTGGCTCGGATTTCACGGTTTACACTTTGCTTGATTACTGCGACGACGTGTACCGCGTTGTTGAAATAATGAAAGACGACCACAAGGCAACAACCGAAGTCACTGGCAGAATTGTTTCGTTGAATAGCGTACATCACTTTGACAGAATTTTAATTGACGAATCAGGAGTAGGCGGTGGAGTGCTGGATCAATTAAACGAGCAGGGAGTTTCCGAGTGCTTTGGAATAATTGCCGGAGCTAAGTGCACAAACGAGTTAGCTGCAAAGAATTGCTTGAACCTAAAAGCAGAGCTTTACATGAAAGCCAAGAAGCTGTTTGAAGAAAACCGCTTGAAAATAATTGGTCGGTCTGACTTGAAAAAAGAGTTGAGGCTAATGAGAAAAGAGTACCAAAGCACGGGAAAAATTAAAATCATTGACCCGGCGAAGTCACCTGATTACGCGGACTCACTGGTTTATGGTTTGCATTCTCCAAGCTCTGGCACGTTTGTTATCTTAAACACTAGCCCTGGTGAAAGCGACAAGCCTGGTTGGTAAAGCAAAAGAATAAATAGTAGTGATAGGTAAAGGGATGTTATGCAAGCTCCGTCTTTCAAAGATACACATTCCGAAATTTACACTCCAATAAATCACCATACTTCGACTACCTCGAAGAAAGCCAGTTCCAAAGGCACGATTGCATCGGTGCAGTTACCCAATTCTCACCCGCAGTCGTTTCCTTTGGTTTCCTGGAATGACCCGCTTGGAACAATGGCGGAAAAACAATTGAACAATCGAGACGGGGTAGTTTCTGGAACTTATTATGCAATGACTGGCGCGCCTTGGCTTGCAAGCGATGCACGTAAGGCAGTGAAGACTGACTGGTTTTGGCAGCCAATCAGGGGGCAGCCTCGCAGAGTTGACACGAACGAGTTAAGAAAGTATGCGAACACTCTTTGGATTCAGTCAATTGTAATGCACTTAACGGGACAGATTAAAACCATTCCCTGGGAAGTAATTCCAATCGACGAAGAAATGTCTTACGACAAAGCACAGGACGAAATTGAAACAGTCACCAATTTTTTAGAACACCCGAACAAAAACAACGATAGCCTCGGAGACTTATTTGCTGCTTGGGTAAAAGACGTTGTAGAAATTGACGCTGGTGTAATGGTTAAAGTTTTCACAATCGAGTCCTATGACTTTGAACACTTAGAGCCAAGAAGCGGAGCGCCATTGTTGAAGCCCTTGATTTGCCCGGAGTGTATGGGGAAAGGAAAGCTTCCATTGAAAAGCGCAAAACTAAAAGCTCGAAGAGTTTTGAATTCAATCGTGAAAGCAAACACTGACATTCCAGACTCTTACGAAATGAAAGACACCGAAGGCAAAGTCGTAGACTATGCTGTAACAAAATCCAAGTACGAGCCAGTGATTGAAAAAATGCTTGACATCACAACCACTGACGAATTTATGGGGGGTGGAGTTTGTCCTTTCTGTAACGGAACAGGAAAAGGCAGGCAGCTCTCGGAAATTTACGTTTACGACGGAGCAAGCTTTTTGAAAGACTCGGACCGCACGGGTTGGGTTTACGGTTACTGGCAATACTCTTATGCAATTCCAGCTCACCCAATGTGGTTTTCATCGGCTGAAATAATTTATTACATGATGAACCCGCGCGGAGTAAACGTTTACGGGTACTCTGCAATGCAATCCTCGATTGACATAGTTAAGTCCTTGGAGTATTCGGTTCAACACAACAAGAGCCTTTTCTTAGACGGAGCAGTCCCGGACGGAGTTGTTTCAGTCGAAGACATGAGCGACACAAACTTGAAGCGAATGAAAATAGCCTGGGAAAACGAGCTGAAAGGACAACCGCACAAAGTGGTTTTCTTAAACAAAAAAACAACCTTTTCTCCTTTTGCCTTTAACAACAGAGAAATGCAGTTCAGCGAGTCTCAATGGGATTCATGGAAGCAAGTAATGACAAACTTCCAAGTCACAGCTGCAGACCTTGGATTGTTTGAAGAAATGAACCGAGCAACAGCAGGCAGCGCAACCGAGATGGGTAGAAGAAAATCTATCCGACCACACTTGAAAAAGATTGAAAAACTGTTAAACGATCAATTGCTTCCAGAGTTAGGAGTCACGAAAGTAAAGTTTTCATTTGTATTAGACGACCCGGTTGAAGAAAGAATGAACGCTGACTTAAACGAAATTTATATTCGAAGCGGGCAAAGAACAATTAACGAGTGCAGAGTACAAGACGGGTTGCAGCCTGTTCCTTGGGGGGACAAAGACGCTGGCGATAATTCAACCGAGTTCTTGGAGTCAGAAGAACCAAACGAAGCAGAAGGAATTAATGAAACAATCGAAGGCGAACAAGACGGTGCAATGGACGCACAAGAAAAAACAAGCAAAGCTTTAATTCCTTTGGGGCGAGGCAAAGAACCACCTGAAGGTGCGGCTGTTATTGAAGGCCCACGGGGCGGTCGTTATTATAACCCCAATCCGAAGGAGACAACTAATAAACCTTCAAAGGAAAAACCGAGTGATAATGAACAGTCTAATGAGAATCCATTGAATCAATTAAGAGAGCAAGAAAAAGAGTTTATTGAAGGACAACTGAATCAGCGGGGTATGAGCTTGTCTTCATTGAGTTTCAGTGAAAAAAAGAGTGATTCTCCAAAAAATATTTTTAACTTGTTGTCGTCTGAATATCAAAAGGTAGTTAAAGAAAAAATGGGGCGGCAAACAGCACAATTGTCGGATTCGATTCCGATTCTGTTGGTGACAAAGAAAGGTATTGAAGTGTTGGATGGTTCTCATCGGCTCGCGGGGGCTATTGCAAGAAAAGAAAAGAATTTGAATTATTTTTTAGCTTATCCTAAAAAACCAAAAACAAAAAAAGACTACATTCTTCCTTCGAGCTCTCAAGCACCCAAGGACGTGACTGTTAGAAACGTTTCACAGCCTTACCCGGTTGCAGTTCAAAGAACAGGGCCTGAAAGCACCAAGTATCCGTTTGCAGAAATAGAAGCAAGGTGTCCGGGTTGTGGTTCAACTTTACTCGCACCAATGAAGGACCAAGTGGGAAGAGTTCCAGAAGGTACTTGGTATCATTGCAGGAAGTGCGACAGGGAATTTTCAGGAGAAGAATTAAAAGAAGAACAAGCAGTTCAATCACGCGCCAGGGCAAGCAGGGAAATAATTGACCCGTGGACGCAAGCTAACCCGAAAGGGAACAGCATCGAAGACGTTCTTGCCCCTGCTAAAACAAGAGGCTTTAACATGGGTCCAACAGCACCAATTCCTAACTTGACAACAGCCCAACGAAACATTAGAGTAGCACCACGATTTACTCAGACAAAAAAGAACGTGAAGTTAAAAAAAAAAGTCGAAGGACTTGAATTAACTCAAACTGCTTTAGTTGACTGGGTTGGATTCGAGTTTGCTCCATTGCTTTCTTACGTTCAATCTTACTTGAAGAAGTATTCTTTTGCACAAGTTAAAAACACTCGAGGAAAAATAAAAGCGTTGAGGGCAATTTTTACTGAGGCTTTTACTACTGGATTAAACATTTTGCAGTTAGCCGCAGAGATTGAAGACGCTGGTTTCCCAAAAGACGATGCGGATAGGATTGCGCGAACTGAAACTATTAGGATTGCGAACGAAGCCAAGCTCCTGCAAGCGGAAGCAAAGGGCTACACTAAAGTTCAGTTTGTTGCAACTCACGACGCGCACGTTTGCAAAGTTTGCTTGGCTTACGATGGAAAGATTATGACTATTGAGCAAGCAAGAAAATTAATTCCCTTGCACCCAAACTGTAGATGTACTTGGAGAGTAGTAGTATCATGACAAATGCAATGGCAGAATTTTACAAGAAAATGAAATCCGGGGAACTGATTAGTTTAGTGGGAACAGACCCACGACCCGACGACAAATACAACGCGGAAGAACTTGCCCTTGGATTAAAAGAAGAAATGGAACACACCAAAGACAAAGAGCTTGCGAACGTAATTGCAAAGGATCACTTGGATGAAAGACCTGATTATTATTCTAAGCTAAAAGAGGCGATGGGCTAATGCCTGAAAAAATAATTAAAAACGAGCCAACACTTAACGGTTTTACAAGGATAGAACGGATTTTATTAAAGATTCTAACAGAACAAAGACGAACCAGGGAAGCAATCGAGAGACTTGAAAGGAATACAAAACTTTAAATAGTAGGATAGAGGTAAAGAGAGCATGAAAGATTTCAATTTTTTTATTCCGCTGAAGAAAGGCACAAGTTTAGGTGAACACACGCAGATCACGGAGGTTCTTCCGAACGGGGAAACCAGGACCAGGTACAAAATTCCTGGTACTGCTTCAACAAATTCATTAGACAGAGACGATGAAATTGTTTCGTCTGATTGCTTGAAGGACATGGTGAGACAAATACTTGCAAAGAAAATGCCTATTTTTGGAAACCACCAACACGATTGGGAGAATATGCTTGGGTATTCGAACGAAGCTGAAGCAACCAAAAAATCAATGGACATTTCAATTTTAACCGAGTACGAAGAAACCAATCCAAAGATTACATCGCTTATAGGAAAGCTTGACGCGAAAATGCCTATTGGTCTTTCAATCGGTGGAAAAGTTTTAAAGTCACACGAAGAATTCAAAAAAGAACTCAACAAAAAAATCACGGTCTTAGACCAAGTGAACTTGCTTGAAACTTCGGTTGTTGGGATTGGCTCGAACCCGGACGCGTTCCTTTCTATTCCTCAACAAATTTCAAAATCTTTAAAGAGAACAGTTAACTTGGAGGAAAAAGGCATGGACGAAAACGAGCTTAACGAAACATTAGCCCAGGCGAATTGCCCGAAGTGCGGAAAGCCCGCTGACCTCAGGCAATTCTTGGACGGCAAAGCAGATTATTTTTGTGAAATTGATGGAACACGTTTTTCGGTTGAAAGCCCGGCGAAAGTCACGGCTATACCGGCAAGCCAACCGGTACAACAACCAATTGAAACAGTCGACCACCAGGAGCAAGAGCCTCTTGGTGCAGTCAAAAAATCAAATGCTGGAGGGAGTAATTTGAAGAACAAACTTTCGAAATCAGAAGCAGAAGAGGAAGAAAAAAAGAAAGCAGAAGACGACGAAGAAGACACAAACAAAGAAAACGAAGAAGAAGACAAAAAGAAAGCAAAGAAAGAAGACGACGAAGAAGACACCGAAAAAGAAGACGGTGAAGACGAAGAAGAAGAAAAAGCTTACAAGAGCTTTATGAAACACATGTCTCGCTACAAAACTGAAACAGCGAAACAAGAAGGCATTGACGCAGCTCCAGGAGCAGAAGCAGACGAAGCCGGAAACACAATCGGCGGACACGGTGGAGCAGGCAAGTCCTTGAAAGAATTCGAAACAATGAAGAAAGCAATCAAGGAAGGTATCTCGGTTGAGGGAATGAATCCTGCAATCAAGAAAAAGTTCTCTGACGGTTTGGACGTTAAGAGTTTCAAAGCAGATTTCCAAAAGGTAAAATAGGGGGAATAAACATGGAAGACGTAGGATTATTTTCAAATCCAGCGGACTACGGTTACAGTACCGACCCGGCAGTTTTGAAAAGTTATGCCTTGTTTGGGGGCGCGCCAAACGGTTCGATTATCAAAAAGTACACATGGGGTAACTCTTGTGAGGACACAAGTTCAAACAAAGAGTTAGGGCTTGTGAAAGGAATTCAAGAACATAAGGAAGAGTTCAAGAAAGCTCTGACTACAACCTTGAATACTTACAGTGCAGGAACATTGCCTGTTTTAATCCCGGTCTATCCAGACCCGGAAATAGTTGACTTAACAAGAAGGGCAACACCGCTCGTTGAGTTAATTCCGAGAGTAACAAACTATGGAGACGTGGCAAGTTACAATCAGCTCACTGCAATTTCAAGCGGAGAATTTATTGCACAAGACGGTGCAATAACTGAAGGCAATAACACAGTTGTTAGACGCACGATTCCAATTAGAGTTGGAGTCACTTCAGGCAGAGTCACAGAGTTAATGATTGAAGCAAGCAGGCCTTATTTGGCGAGCGGCGGATACGTTGACGCAATGAGTTTCGAAGTCAAAACAAAAACTCTTGCTCTTAGAAGGCTTGAAGAAGCAGCCATCTTGCTCGGTGACAGCGTAACCGATTGGACAGAGCCAGTGAACAGCACAACAATGGACGCAACGTACTCGTACAACGGATTATACAATTTAATCTCAGACGCGAACAGCTGCGGTTACGGTGGAAGTTCAAGTTATGTTACTGACAACGCAGGAGCTGCATTGACAATTCCCATAATGAGAACTTCAATCAAAACAGCAAGAACAGCAGGTGGAGAACCGGACTTGATTGTAACAGACTACACTACATACGACGTAGTGAAGAGTCTAATCCAGAGCCAACTCCGTTATGTTAGCACTCAGACAATTGCCTGGGGAATAACAACCATGAGTTTCGAGGGAATTCCAATCATTGCATCAAGATTCCTTAGCAACGACGATGGAGCTGGAAGCGGAGTACCCGCAGATGCGAGAAGTATGTTCTTCTTGGACATGAACGTTATTGAAATGAGAGTTTTGAGAGACGTTACATACGAGGAACTTGCACAAACAAATTTGAGCAAGAAATTCGTGCTATCAGTATTTGAATGCCTGGTAGTTAAAGCACCGCAGTTCAACCATGTCTTAATCGACATTGGGGCTTAAAGGAGGCGATGAAGAATGGCGGCAATAACGGGAGCAACAATTTTGCAGTTTGTTCCAAATTCGAACATTAGAGTAGAAGTCATTACGACTCCGGCAACAGCGGATAGTAACGACACAATCGACGTTTCAAGTTCAACCGTAACCGGAGGAAACACTTTCGGAACAATCTACGGCGTGCTAGGAGCATTCGATAACACCACAGGGGACGCAGTAACTGCTACCTGGAGTGGAACAACTATTACAATCGACGCGTCTGGCGGAACAACCGACCACGTGTACCGACTTGTGATAATGGGAATTTAAAGAGCGGGAAACCGCCTTTTATTTTTCTCTAAAAAACCAGGAGGAATAGAAATGACATTAACGGGAGAATACGGGCCAGCAGTACAACCATTTTCTGGATGTGGCGATCTCACTCTAACCAATAGCTTGATACTCACCAACGATTTGACTGTTCAAGGAGACTTCACTTTTGGTAATGCTTCAACTGACAGCTTGACTGTTCACGGACAGCAATCCAATACTGCGTCAAGAAGCGATGTGACTACAGGTTATGAAAAGTATATCTTATTGGAAGGTACTTTGGATTCAACAGGTAGCGCGGGCGGAGTAAAAACAAGAGGAATCGATATTGACCTAGAGAGACCAACGGCAGTTGTAGCCAATGGGGATTCAAGAGATCAAGCTCTGAAAATCAGTATTAAGAACGAAGTAGCAGGTCACGCAGCAGGATACTTTATTCGAGGAATTGATTGTCAGGCAAAGCAAGACGTTTCAGGTGGAACAATTTCAGCGATCTACGGAGCAAACATTACAGCATACAACGACACCGGAACAGTATTAGAAGCTTATGCTTTGAGGCTTGGAATGAAAAACGACGGAACAGCAACCAATAGCTTTTACGGTTTGTACATTCAAGACGAATCACAAGGAACAAACAACGGAGTTCACTACGGAATTTACTTGACTACAGCGAACTATAATCCAGGTGGAGGCAGAGACGCAGCAATGTTTATTGACAGTATGAACACAACTGGGTGGACTAACGGAATTGACTTCAATGGAGTAATGACTTCTTCGATAGCGATTAGCGATGTCCCGACTTACTTCTTGGACTTGAGCGGTTGCACTGGAACAAACGCAACAATCACTTCAGACAGCGGTTCAGCAGCAACAACTTGGAAGGCAAGAATCAAAGTCAAAACAGACGACGGCACAGATGCCTGGGTTAACTGTTACAGTACAAGCAACGAAGCGTAATTGTAATTAAATCGTTCCTGTCTCCGGGCAGGGGCTTTTAATTATTATTAATAGTGGAGGAATTTGAAGTGAAAGTAAAACTGAATGCTGCAGAAAGGCTTGCAGTAATGCAATTATTTCCAGACAAAGGAAATTTTTTGAATCTTAAAATTATCCGAATTGCTATTGATACTCTTGGACTGGACGGCGAAGAACAGAAGAAACTCGGAGTTATATTTAAAGACGGTAAAATAGACTTTGGAAAATTACCATACCCGGAAACAGAAATCGAACTTGAAACTGCCGCTTGCGATATTATCAGTAGTAAGCTCGAAGAACTCGACAAATTGAACACTTTAGAGCAAAGACATTTCACTTTGTTTGAGAAATTTGTTAAAGGAGGCAATTGATATGCCAGTTATGAAAGGATTTTCAACAAAGGACCCAAAACTAAACGAAAAAATGATGGCTGCCCTTAAAGAAAACGGTTGGGATTTTAACAAAAAAGAAAAGAAAGAAAAAGTGAAAGAAGAAAAACCAAAGAAGACCAGGGCAAAAAAAGAAACCTCGGTTGTAAAAGACATCAAGAAAAAAATAGTTTCAAAATTGAAAGGGGGCAAAAAGCGTGGCAGTAACTTTAAGCGTTAAAACAATTATTGTAAATACTACAGACGACACCGACGCAGCGATTGCAACAGCAATAAATTCCGGGGCAACTTACACAACAATTTACGGAGTTTCAGTTTTACAAATCAGTAACACAAAAGCAAAAGTGATTGTAGTTTACGCGTGATTAAATGGCTTACAATGTTTTTCCCGGAGCGCGCAGATCAGACACTTTTTCTTTAGCCTGGAAGCCTTACATTCCAAACATGAAGCACGTTGAACCAACACTTTCAGAAAAACCAATGCCTATGCTGAACCACGAAACAACAGACAGGCTCGTGAAACAAAAGGGAACTTTTGGAAAAAATGCAGGAGCGCCATTGTGTCCTTTGCTTCCTGCATTGAAACGAAACAAGAACAACAAACTGGCTTTTTACTTGGACGACGACAAAAGCCGAGCGATCAGAACACAATAGGTTTAAATAGTAGAATGAAGTAAAAGGAAAACAGTGATTTGAATGACAAAGGTTTTAGTCCAGAACGACAAGGATTTCGATTTAGATTTTGCTGCAAAAGATTCAGCTGGAGCCGTGCTTGACATAACCGATGCAACCGTTACCTTTCACATGAAAGCACTGAATGCAGCAACTGCAAAGATTTCAGCAGCTTGCGTTCTTGTAACTCCAGCTTCGGGCCTTTGCAAGTATGTAGTTCAAGACGGCGATTTAGACACTGTTGGAAATTATCGAGCAGAGCTTGAAGTTTTGTTTTCAACGGACCCGGCGGACAACGTAACAGTTCAACTTGACGATATTTTTGTAACGGAGGAAACAGCATGAAAGTATTTACCATGAGAGATGGAAAAAAGGTAGAAATTGAAGTAGTAAAAATTGGGGGTCGTTTTGTTGAAATCGACGGCTTCAAAACAGTTAAAGGCAAGAAAACGCCAAACATTAAAGTTAACTCAATTTCAAAAAAGAACGCTCACGGTGGAACAGACATCACAGTACAAGTTCCATATTTAAGCCTGTCCGCAGTCGAGAACGATTTAGCGGGCAAACCTAAAGGGGGAAATTAGCATGACATCAGGTATATATAATTGTTTTAAAGGCGATTTAATGGAAAAACAAGTTGACATCGGTGACGGTGGAGAC